ACCCGCCGCTGCACAACCTGATGAACATCCTCGAAGATGCCCGCATCGAAAAGCGCATGGCGGAAATGTATCGCGGCTGCGGTTCGAACCTGAGCAACACCGGCACCTTCTTCCTCAAGAAGTTCACCGTGCCGGAAATGCAGAAAGCCGACCTTGCCGGTGACAAGAACGCCATGATCGGTATTCTGACCGTGCCGCTGATTCGCTCGATGGCTGGTCAAGACCTGTTCACCGAGTTCATGCGCGGCAAGGAACACCACGTCGAAGAACTCTACGACAAGATCAAGGACTTGCAGTCGGCTATCGAAGGCGCCGGCACCACGCAAGACTGCATCGACATTGCAACCGAAATTCGCAAGCGTATGGGCGACGACGGCAAGGGCGGTGGCGGTGGTCCGGGCGAAGAAGAACCGAAAGGCAAACCGGGCAAGGGTAAAGGCAAGGGCAAAGCGGGCGGCGGCAAAGGCAGCGCAGCAGCCCCGGGCGAAGAAGAGGAAGAAGAGGAAGGCGCGGGCGGGGCTGGCGAAGAGGAAGAAGAGGGCGAGGAAGAAGGCGAAGAGGAAGCCCCGGGCGAAGAGAATTGGGAAGGTAGCGAAGACCGCGAGCTGAACCCCGGTGATCCCGCTGCAATCCTGAGCGCCATCGACAAGCAAGCCGCCAACGGCTTTGATAAGGAAATGTCCACCCTGATCACTGGTGACGCGGCAGCAGCAGCCAAGCACAGCGAATACCTGATCTATACCAAAGACGACGACGTCATTGAAAATCTGGTCGTCGGGTCCGACTACAAAGACAGCATGTTCACTGAACTCGCTGACGACGTAGAGCATATGGTCGCCCCGCTACAGAAAGACCTTGAGCGCGCAATCATCGCCCGTTCCCGGTCCCTGTTGACCCCGGGTCACCGTTCGGGCCGCCTGCACAGCGCAGGGCTCGCCAAGCTGATCACTGGCGATGACCGAGTCTTTCGCCGCAAGCATGAAACCACAACCAAAGACGTGGCCGTCGAGCTGGTGATTGACGCATCGGGCTCAATGGGTGGGTCCAAGATTCACTTGGCAGCGGCTGCCGCCTACGCCCTGTCGTCTGTTCTTGACCGTCTGAAAATCAGCAACGAAGTGATCTGCTTCACCACCGGGCCAGCAATGTCGACCCCGGCGAAGCTGGAAGCGGAGGTGCGCAAAATCGGCCGGGGTTTCACTCGCACCGAGTCGCTGTATATGCCAATCATCAAGGGTTTCGGCGAGCGCATCGGCACCGAAACGAAACGCCGCTTTGGTTGGTTGCCGAACAGCCGCATTCTGCGCAACAACATCGACGGCGAATGTGTGGAAGTGGCCGCACGCCGCCTGATGGCTCGCAAAGAAAGTGGCAAGATCATGATTGTGCTGAGCGACGGACACCCGGCTTGCGCTGGTGACTCGGGCCGCGTAGCGAAGCACCTGAAGTCTGTGGTCAAGGACTTGGAGCGTGCCGGTGCGAACGTTATCGGTATTGGCATTCAGAGTGACGCGGTAAAGCAGTTTTACAGTAAGGCAATCGTCCTCAACAACGCTGACGAACTGCCGGTGCGCGTGATGACTGAACTGCGCCACCTGCTTTTGCCAACATAAGCGCCAGCACAGGGCGCTGTTTACTCCTAAGCGCCCTGTTTATTATTACCCCACTGAACACATCGGGCGACATTGCCCCACTGGAGAAAAACGAAGATGGCGACTAAAGACGACAAAATCGAATGCAAACTGGATGGCGCCCTGTGTCACTCCATTAAAATGCACTTGAACAAGAATCACCCGGAAGTATCCGAAGCGCAGTATGCCGAACAATTCCCGGGCGAGCCGCTGTTGTCGCCGTATGCCGTTCAGCTCTACGCTGAAGCCGAAGCCAAGAAAGCGGCCGAAAGCGGCACCGTAGCAACCCCAGCCGCTGAAGCGAAACCGGCCGCTGCGCTGGCAATGGCTACCGCCGCTGAACCGAAAGCAGCATCTGTTGCAACGCTGATCCCACGCGGCACCATCACCCGCGAGCCGTTTCATGAAGTGTTCGGTCTGGGCAAAGTAAAAGCCGCACTCGCCGCCAACGGCGACGAAGTGAAAATCGTGGTCCTCTCTGACCATGCCCCGGCTGACCAAGCGATGGTGCCAAAGAAGAACGACACCTACGTCTATGATATCGACGAGCTGAAAAACGTCATTCTGGGCATGGATCTGAGCATCCCCACTTACGTCTGGGGCCACAAAGGTTCGGGCAAATCCGAGCTGTTCGAACAAATCTGCGCCCGGACCAACCGTCCTCAGATTCGTATTCAGCACTCGGGCAACACCGAAGAAAGCCATATCGTCGGCCAGTGGACTGTGAAGGGCGGCGAGACCGTCTTCGAGCTGGGTCCACTCCCTCTTGCGATGAAAAACGGCTGGGTCTACGTCGCCGACGAATACGACTTCGCTATGCCGTCCGTGCTGTCGGTGTATCAAGCAGTTCTCGAAGGCAAGGCGCTGATCATCAAAGAAGCGGACGCTGCAAACCGCATCATTGAGCCGCACCCGAACTTTCGCATCGTCGCAACCGGCAACACCAACGGCAGCGGCGACGAGTCGGGTCTGTATCAGGGCACCAACCTCCAGAACTCGGCGAACTATGACCGTTTCGGTATGGTGGTTCACAAGAAATACATGGACAAGAAGGCTGAGTCCTTGATTCTGCAACGCCGCCTGAAAATGGCTGAGCCGGACGCTGACAAGATGGTTTCGTTTGCCGCTCTGGTTCGTGAAGGTTACGATGGCGGCAAGATCAGCGAGACCATTTCCCCTCGAACCCTGATTTACGCTGCCACCATCGGTATCAAGCGCGGTTCGTTCATGCAGGGCATCACCTTGTCCTTCATCAACAAACTGACCCGCATCGACAGCGAGGCGGTAAAAGGCATGGCCGAACGTATTTTCGGCAAGTAATCCAGATCAACCCTCACACGCCCGGGCTTCCCGGGCGTTTCTGTCTGCGAGGCAAAATGAGCAAGCCGGGATGTTTTGGCGCAGCAAGCGTCTTCAGTCACGATTCAACTGCCTGTATGCAGTGCCCTTCATTCAACGAGTGCGCCACCGAGTCGCTTACTCGGCTCCAATCCATGTCTGAACGTATCGACGTATCAGACCTAATCAAGAAGCACACCCGGGCACAAGCAATTGCCCGCCCAGACCGCGCACAACGTCACCAGAGCGACGAAACCCGCGACACCCGTGTCATTCAACGGGCGCAGCCCATAGAGCCCATACAGCGCAAAACGCGGCTTGAGACGGTGACCTTTGAAATCGACCCCGACACCAAGAGCGCCATCGCCCTGATAGGGAACAAAAAGGCCAGCGCGCAAGCCCTGCTGTTGTGCAAATCGCTGACCGTCGACATGGCGGTAAAAGACCTGAACGCTGGGGTGAACCCGCTCCCGGTCACGCCGAAATGGCTCCACATTATGGGCAACATGCTGTGCCCATCGCCCGAGCCGGTGACGAAAGCCACGATCAAAGCCGCGTTCATGCAGCAACTGGGGTGGAAAGACCAGACCGCCGCTTCTCACGTCTCAATCGCCATTGCGCTAATCACAGGACTTGGCATAGCTGTGGAGCTTGATTCCCGGTTCGTTCTTTCTCCAAGCCCCGAAGCGCACAATTGAAGTATTAACCAAGGAGCAAATATGAACATTAACCATTGTCTCAGCGCTCGAAGCGACTTCAGTGTGGGTGAATCCATGCTGCAAGTAGGCACGCTTGTGACTAAAATGAAGGAAGCCGGCTACGAAAGCGTTGCGCTTGTCGATACGATGAGCATTCACGCAATTGTCGACTTTACGGCCAAAGCCAAGAAAGCTGAAATCCGCCCAATCATTGGCTGCACACTGCGTGTCGTTGCAGACCCGCTGTATCGCAAGCCGTCGAAAGCCAGCGGCGAGAAGGAACTGCCGAACCCGGGTTACATGCTCAAGGTCTACTGCAAGTCCGAGAAGGGCGTCCAGTCGCTGTTCAAGCTGCTGAGCAAAGCGAACTCGCCGGATTACTTCTATTACGTCTCCCGCGTGGGCATTGACGACGTGACCGCCCTTGAAGACGTGGTCGTCACGACTGGCGACTTCTATGGTCTGTTCGGCAACAAAGACCTCAAGGACTACGAAACCGACGCCAAAATCCTGAAAAACTGCTTCGGCGAAGACTTCTATGTGGAGCTGACCCCGGGCGACACCCCGCTCTATGACACCGTCAACGCCCGGGCCATCAAATGGGCGGTCGACAACAAGGCTCAAACGCTGGTCGGCTACCCGTCGCTCTACGTTGAAAGCGCGGACGCCGACACGCTCCAAGTATTGAACTCCATCACCACCAACACCCCGATGGATTCACCATGGCGCCCGCAGCAGCACTTGAAAGACTTCACCGTTGAGAAACCAACGAAGCTAATCGAGCGCGTGAAGGCCGCTGCGAAGCGTTTAGCGCTGTTTACGGGCGTAAGTTATCCCACCGCATGGTCTGAGGGTTTGGGCAACATACAGTGCGTTGTAGACGCTTGCGCCTACCGTTTCGAGAAGATGCCAGTCAGCTTGCCCAAGATGGCCGAAAACGAATTCGTGGAACTCGGCCGGCAGTGCATCGAAGGTTGGAACCGTCGTTTCAGCAAGCCGGTTCTGGGCCACAAGCCTGACCCCGCCGACTTCCCGGTCTACAAAGAGCGCCTGCGTTATGAAATGGGCGTCCTGAAGCAGATGGGCTTCGCCGGTTACTTCTTGCTCGCTGCTGACCTTGTGAACTGGTCCAAAGCGAACGACATCATCGTTGGCCCGGGCCGGGGTTCGGTGGGCGGCTCGCTGGTCGCGTATCTGGTCGGCATCACCGAAGTGGACCCGGTTCGCTTCAACCTGATGTTCGAACGTTTCATCAACCCGGAACGTTTGGACTTACCCGACGCCGACCTCGACTTCATGTCCTCGAAACGCCATCTGGTGGTTGAGTATCTGCGGGAGAAATACGGGCACGCTCGGGTTGCTGGTATCGCCAACTACTCGACGCTGGCTTCTGCGTCTGCCCTGCGTGACGCCGGCCGCATGTTCGGCATGTCGCCGCTGGACCTGTCTTGCACAAAGCTGGTGCCCAAAGAACACGGGATCAGCTACAACCTGACCGACGCCGCCGACACCGTGCCCGAACTCGACAAATTCCGTAACGACCACCGCGAAATCTGGGCGCACGCCCTGAAGCTGGAAGGGGCAATGCGTTCCTTCGGTCAGCACGCCGCTGGTGTGGTCGTGGCCGGCGAAGACATCGTGAACCGGGCGGTGCATGAAACCCGACACGAAGCGCCTATCGTGAACTGGGACAAGCGGTCTGTTGAGGACTGGGGGTTGGTGAAAATGGACTTGCTGGGTCTGTCAACCCTTGACGTCCTCGAAATCGCCCGTCAATACATTCTTGAGCGCCATAAGGTGAACGTGGAATACACGCGCATCCCGTTGGAAGAAGACGACATCATGAAAGCCTTCAGCAAGGGCGAGACCACTGGCGTGTTCCAGTTCGAGTCACCCGGTATGCGTAAGCTACTGCGTGACCTTGCTGTCGGCGGTCAACTGACCTTCGAAGACATCGCCGCCGCGACCGCTCTCTACCGTCCGGGTCCGATGGACTCAGGGATGATGGAGGATTATGTTCAGATTCGTCAGGGCCACCGCACGCCCTACTATGAACACCCATCAATGGAGCCAGTTCTCTCGCCGACCTTTGGCATCATCGTCTATCAGGAACAGGTGATGCAGCTCGCCGTTCACCTTGCCGGCTTCACCGGCGCCGAGTCCGACCACTTGCGTAAAGCGATGGGTAAAAAGGACTTGGACAAGATGACCGAAATGAAGGCCAAGTGGATCGACGGCTGCGAGAAGAAATCGGGCATGAAGCCAATGAACAGCGGCGACCTGTTCGATAAAATCCTCGCGTTCGCCGGCTACGGCTTCAACCGCTCTCACTCCGTCGAATATTCGATTATCTCGGTCTGGACAATGTGGGTGCGCGTGCGCTACCCGGCTGAATACTTCGCTGCGAGCCTGTCAATCGTCGGCGAAGACAAGCTGACCGGTCTGGTGAAGGACGCCCGCGAGTGCGGCATTGAAGTTCTGCCGCCTGACGTAAACGAATCCAGCGACCGCTTCACCATCAACGCCAAGGGCGAGCTGTTGGCCCCGTTCAGCTCTGTGAAGGGTTGCAGCGAGAATACGGCCAAGAAGATCGTCGCAATGCGTGTCGCACACGGCCCGTTCAAGTCCGACGAAGAGTTCAGGAAAGCCGCTGGCACCAAAGGCTCTGGGGTAAACGTTAAAGTTGTCGCCGCGCTTGAGCAGGTCGGGGCTATGGCTGAAATCACACCCGGGGCACTCCCGGCTCGACATATGGACCGCCGTCGCGACCAAATGCTGCTTATGCCCGGGCTTATTGTCGACGTAGTGAAGGCCGACCGGCAGACCGATGCTGGCGATCCGTTCATCCGGGTCAAGATCATCGAGAACGTGAAGGCTTACCGCCTGTGCGAAGGCTGCAACCTTGCCGGCGCACCGCACCCAGCGCCCCGTGTGAAAAATCAGGTCAAATATATGGTCGTGTTCGACGGACCAACCAGAGACGAAGCCAAGAAAGATCGGCTGCTTGAAGGCGACAGCGCAGGCTATGTGAAGAGCGCCATCGCGGCGGCTGGACTTACCCCGGCAGAAGGGTATTTCACGACGTTGGTGAAAGCGCAGAAGCCATCCGGTGAAAAGTTCTACACCAGCGCCCAGATCAACGGCTGTGCCAAGTTCCTTGAAGAAGAGCTGCATATTATCAACCCGGCTGTAATTGTCTGCCTCGGCTCGGCGGCAGTTAAGCGCTTCTTGCCCGGGCTCAAGGGCGGCGTAACTGAACACGTTGGCAAAGCGTTCTTTGACGCGAAGCTGAACGCCTCAATCGTCGTCGGCTTGAACCCTGTGCAAATCTACTTTGACGAGAAGAAAATGCCAGTGCTTGAAGCGGTCTTTGCCAAGACGGCAGAGATTATCTCCTGAGCAAACTAGGTAATCTAATCACAAGCAACGAACACCACAGGAGTAACAAACGAATGGCAACTGAAATCGCAATTGCTGATCCAGAACTTGAAGAACTCATGGCCCAGCTCGAAGCAGAAACCGGCGTAGCGGTAGCGGTCAGTCCAGCGCCACCGGCGAAGGTAGTGTCGGCGGTAGCAACCCCGGCTCTGTCCGAAGAAGAAGAAATGTTTCTTGCGCTTGAAGCCGACCTGAACCCTGAACCGGCGAGGGTTGACCCAGTCGTCTCGAAAGCCATTGAAGTCGTTCCAGAAAAGATCGCTGAAGGCGTGGTAACTGGCGCAGTCGGCTCCATGTCTATCGAAACAACCGACAAACTGATGGCCGCGCTCAAACTGGTTGACCATGACGCCGAACTAGCCGCGCTTGAAGCTGAGCTGAGCGGCACAGCGACGACGGGCATGATTACCAGCGAAACGAGCGCCCGGGCCGCTACAGAAGCCATCACGGCGGTTCAGCCGGTAGAAGAGCGCGGTTTGAGTTTCATCCCGGGCGAAGTGCTGGTCGATCCTGAAAAGGTGGTTGCAATCGCAGAGCCCAAAGCGCCAGTCTTCGACGCCAAAGCGGCGTTCACTCTCGATCCATTGTCTACCGGGCAGTATTACACTGACCCGACCAAGTTCCGCGTCGAGACCAGTATCAGCGACATTGATTTGGACCGCTGTATGATTGAACAGAACGGGCTGCGCTCGTTCTACGGCACCAACGCCGCACGCTCCGAAGCGCAAGCGTCCCGAATGAAGCTGCGGTTCGAGATAACCGAAGCCAAGCTCTATGAGGAAGAGCGCCGGTTGGCAGCAGAAGAAGGTGAGAAGGTCACCGAGAAGATGTTGGAAA